GTCTTTTGTAGGCTTTTATGACCGCTACAGACAAGCGGCGTAGACAAAATGTTTTTGAAAGGAGATGATTAAATATGGATGGATTAAAACTCCGATTTGCAAGAAGTCCATTGCAAGGAAATTTCACATTCGATGAATATGGGGCGCTCATTCCAAGCTCGGATCAACTCCAAATGGATCGTGTCACCAAGAAGATTACTCGTCAGCTTAAGGCGGATACGGGCTTATATCGCCGAATGACTGAAATGTACTACAAGACCGATGTAGAGTTTACCGATAATCCGACAGGTAACACACCGACTCTAGGCGTGGGAGCAAAGAGATACGGTCCTCGACCCTTAGACGTCAAGTTTGGCGAGAGAATTGACGAATTAAGACATCGTTCCGCTAAGGTTGAGGCGCAACTCGCAAAACGTGAGCGCAGGATAGTGGCTGACCAGCGTCAGTACATGGCTGCTTACGAAGCATGTGAACCCGCAGATAAGAACAGCACTGAATACGTGCAATGGTTGGTAGAAGGCGATCAGGTTATGACTGGGGGCGGATTCGATAATAATGAAATCGGTGACGTCCAAAAATCTGCTCTTAATTTTGTCAACAAAGGCAGCACTAACGTGGACTTCGGGTCTAATCGGTTTTCCCAGTTGTTAGTTGAAGCAGCACTCAATCTAAGAGATGAGATTGAGCGAGCAGGTATTCGGCTCGGTTCTTTGAAACCCATTGGGTGCAGCGCTGTAAGGCAGGAACAGGACACTGATGGTATGTTAGGTTTCCCTGTTTACTCAAAGGCGTTTTCCGAACTAACCCCGGATATAGCCACTCGTCTTCTTATAGATTCAGGGGTGGATTGCCGTAAGCTTGTGGGCACGACGGTGAAGAACGAGGTTACCGGTGAGTTCGTACCGTGTCGTGTTGTGGATGGAATTGCTTATTGCCTCGATAACATGATCATAAACGACCCGGCCGACGTTGCATCTATAGTTACGCTTCTGGCAAGAATTCAGAAGCATGGCTGGAAGGAAGAGGATGGAGAGCTTGTTCCTAAAAAGAGTAAGACCCGCTCCGTCTATCCTAACGGCGCACTCCCTGGCATGATCGAAGCAATGGTATTTACGCCTTTTAATGATAAGCTTCAAGAACTTAAGTTTCGATTAATGCCGAGTTTGCAAGACAAACCCACTCGAGTTCAAATGGTTAAGGCTCTTATCACGAGTGGGCGTTCTGCAGGATACGAGTTTTTATCGCTGGACGAATCCGCGTATGACGCGACCGTCATAGGAGGGGCATTAGCGACCGTAATTTACTACGCTGTAAGACCGTTCTTCAACGCTAGTTATTATGATTGGGTCGACTTCGCGACCTATGCTCTTGTTTATAAATATTTGATTTGTGACACGGCGCTGTGTCAGATCAACAGCGATGATTTTGCTGAAGCGAAATCTAAAGCTCCTTGGGTGGAAATCAGACCGCTTACTATTTTCGGAATGATCAATGGGCTTATTTCGGGCGCAAAATTCACACACGTAGGTGGCTCACTTTATGGAGGCGCTGTAATCCATTATGTCATGCCAAAGATGATGGGATTTGAACCGTTCATGGGCGTGCAGGCCGGCGATGACTGTGTCTGGGCTTATCCACGCGATCGAGTGGACCTTTCATCCGACGAAAACACTTACGGGCCAGTCGAAGAGGCCGCGAAGGAAGTCGGAATCGACATCAACAAATCGAAGCAGATATGGCACGTGATAAACGACGAGCCAGTAAATATATTCTTGCAAGATGTGTACCACGAATCCACAGGTACTTGGGGTACGGGATCTATCTTCCGCCCATTGACAGCAGTGTTTTTCTCTGAAAGACATAAGGGTCTTAGTATAGCTGAACAGTTCATGGCTGAAATCGCTCGTATGAACCAGGGTTCCGATTGCGCTTTCGCCGCTGTGGGTGTACGTGAATGGTTGCAACTAGAAGAATTCATTGGATTGTTGTTCAAGGAGTATGGCGTAAAGGCTTTCGACAGAATCGTCGAATGGTCAGGCTTAGGGATCGATGCCCTAGCTCAGAGGATAGACGTTGGCTCCTTCACTTTCGGCATAGATAAGGCAGACTTACGCAAAGGAACGATACCTATCTTGCCAATTATCGCTGAGGTAGCGTCCGATATGACGTTTCACAGTAGCTTGGCGAGTGCGTTGAAAGCCTTAGGGCAAGAGGGATCTGGACAAGCCGAAGATCCTGATACGTATACAGACACATCAGTCCCTGACATCGGAGATTCTGATGACGTCCTCG